CAGAAGATCATGGACGTCAAAACGAGAGTGTTCTCTGCTGGACCAATGTGTTACACGTTGGTTTTCCGTAAGTACTTTCTTGGCTTTGCTGCGCATTGCGCGAAGAATCGCATTCAGAACGAGATTGCGGTTGGTACGAATGTCTACTCAATGGACTGGCATCGTATCGCTGAGCGTATGCAAAGCAAAGGCAAGAAAGTGATTGCTGGAGACTTTTCCAACTTTGACGGAACTCTTGTCAGTGAATTCTTGTGGGCGATTCTCGACATCATCAATCAATTTTATGATGATGGTGAAGAAAATTTGCTCATTCGAGAGGTTCTCTGGTGTGAGATTGTCAACTCTGTCCATGTCTTTGGAAACTCTGTCTACATCTGGACTCATTCCCAACCGTCTGGATGCCCTCTGACTGCGATCATCAACTCCATTTACAACTCGCTTTCAATGCGATATGTGTGGATGTTAGTTGTTCCTCAAGAATTGAAGAACATGCAAGCATTCCAACGCAATGTCGCGATGATCGCCTATGGAGATGACAACATCGTGAACATCTCTGATCGTATCATTGAGATCTTCAATCAGGTTACCATCGCCATCGGTTATGCCGAGTTTGGAATGACGTACACCGATGAAGCCAAGAGTGGACAACTTATCCCGTTCCGATCCCTCGATGACATCAGCTTCCTCAAGCGAACGTTTCTGCGTGACCCGTTTGGAATGTATCGTGCCCCCCTCTTCCTGGATACCGTGTTGGAGATGACGAACTGGATCCGAGGTGATCTAGATGAAGAACTCAAGACGTGTGAGAATTTGGAAACTGCAGCCTTTGAGCTCAGTCTGCACCCCGATGCAGTGTTCCACGAATGGATCCCCAAATTTCGAGCTGCCGGGAAAACGCTCGAAAACCAACCGCAGCTTCTGACTCTTCCAGAATATCGGACCTCGGCTCTCCTCAAGATCCAAGGTCTCTGTGCTGCTTCCTAAATCCTTCTTCAGGGGCTTGTTCTCATTCGCCGTACGAGACAAGCAGCAAAGCCCGATGGAAGGTTGCTTTTGCAAGTGGAGAATATGCTTTTGCTTTTTCTATTGATTGATGTGTGCCACTATAAATATAGGCTATTAATCCGGCGCTTTAGAGTAAGAAGCTTGACTCAGCCTTACAGGTTAGTAAACCCAAGAAGTTGCTACAAATATTGAAAATCTTTCCCCCGATACCCTAGATACCCAACAAACGACTACTTTTGCCGATGATTCTACCCTTATGGAATATTCTAAACCTATGATTTCTAAAGACTTACAATGGATAGCTATGGGAGATGAAGCTAAAATGCATTCTATTAAAGATATTTTATCCCGTCCCGTATTGATTAAACAAGGTGAATTTATTAGTACTCCTCTTTCTGCTGAACTAGGTGGTTTTAAATTTAAATTTCCTGACGTTATCCTTCAAAATTCTCCCAATGTTGTAGATAAATTGAATTATTTTGCTTATTTGCGTGCTAATGTGTGTGTGCGTATTTTGATTAATGCTACCCCGTTTATGAGTGGCCGTTATTGGATGTTTTTCGCTCCCTTTGATTCTACTTGTAACCGACAAGCTATGGCTAGATTAGGTAATGCTTTTAACCCCGCGTCAGATATTTTCTTTCCTAACATTACCGGCTATCCTGGCGTTGAAATCGACTTAGCTTCTAATTCCCCCGCTCAGATCAAAATCCCCTATTGTGCCCC